AAAGTGGTTGAAAGTTCCTCTGTGGCAATATTTAGGGCGGTGTAGAGTTCTTTAGGGGTCTTATTCACGATGATTAAACACCTCTCCATGTTTATACCTACTCGGCCTATTACGTCTTTGTCGTCTAATTGTCGGGCCACTTGTTGCAGTAAGAGTTGCGAGTATGTGAGTGTGGAGGGTTCCTTTCCTATTATTCGGCTGTCCCCTACCGGTATAGCTTCTTTGGGTTCTGCTACCGGTAGGAGTATGTATTGTTTAGCGTTAGGTATGTTGGTTAACATATCGCTAGTATACAGGATGTGTTTATTTCATTAAACAGCTTATGTTTTGGCCTTCGTAGTAACAGGCACACTCGTATAAGTATTTAGCATTTTGAGAAACTTTAGCAGATTCACATAACATTGTTTCTTGATTCTCAAAATGTATGTTTAGCGCTCTGTTTGTCAGGGCGTATAGTATTATTAAGGAGGCTACTATTGTAATTACTATTGTGATGTTTTTCATTTTATTTAGTTTAAATTTAGTAAATCTTTTTTAGCTTCCCAGTCAATACCTACAGAACTATAAAAACCTACATTAAAATAATCAGTCATACTATCAGAATCATCATAATTATACTGATTTACAATAGCCTCTAAGTCCTTTAGTACCTTGTTAAATTCCTCAGTATAGCCTTGGTTTTCCCACCTTATACTTCTTATACCTTCCCAATCTTTTGCTATTTCTAATTTTGCGTAATCATCCTGAAAAACTTTAATCTTAGTATCAACAACCCAGACATCTATCGAGGAACCTCCTGCAAATAATTTTGTTCTTACTGATATTTTCCAGCCGTCTTTTTTGCTGTACTTTTCGTTTATTTCCTGCCTGATTAATTTAGCCGTTTCTGATGTTGTTAAATTTCTAGTCGTTTGGTATTTTGATCCCTCGAATTGATAAATCATACTTATAGGTAATTTAATATTGTGAACGTGGGCAGGCTTTTAATAAATAGTTTAATAAAGTCATACCTGCCCATTAGATAGTTAAAAGGATAAGACACTGCTAAAGCGTTACTATTTATTTATAGCGTTAAAGTTGGGTGCTATATAGTTGACAGGATCAGAAGTGCTTTTGTTATCCTCTTAAGTTGTTAATGTTCTTTAACTGTTAATACTATATCAACTTTCGCATTGACTGTCAAGTACTAGTATTGACTAGTATTTATATACTATTTTAAATTTGCTTAGTTTTTAGGTATACTAAGGCTATGGCTAGTAATCTCTCTACTTATGCAACTACTACGAGAAGAAAATTAAAAGAGGGTCGTAAGAAAAATCCTAAAGATATTAAAACGGTCAGTATAAAAGAATTACCGAGTAAACCTAATATAATTATGGGCAGACCTTCAAAATACAATGAATCAATACCACAACAAATGATAGAATTTTTTAGTGTTCCTCCTTATAGGGAGATAGAGACCGTAGTAACTAATACTAAAACCGGTGAATCTTGGACTAAATACGAGGAGCGGGCCAATGATCTCCCCCTGTTTGAATCCTTTGCTCTATACTTGGGTGTTAATTCTGCGACACTTTGGGAGTGGGCTAACGATAGAAACGAAGACGGAACAGTTAAAAAGCCAATATTTTCCGAAGCCTATAAAATGTGTAAGGATTTACAAAAGGCTTTTCTGCTTCAGAACGGCCTTAAAGGGCTATTCCAGACTGCCGCTTTTATTTTTACGGCGAAGAATTTAACAGATATGAGAGACCGACAGGAGATAGACCACACAACAGACGGAGAAAAGATAAAAAGTATTAACTATCTACAACCTGATGGCGATAGTCACCAGCTTGGTGGTAATAAACCACAACTAAAAAATGGCATCAATAACATTACGCCCGACACTAAAGCAACATCTTAGTTATCAGCTCCTTGACGATGAGACTACTAGGTTCCTCTTATTCGGAGGCGGGGCAGGTGGTGGTAAGTCGTGGCTTGGTTGTGAGTGGTTACTACGCAACTGCTACTTATACCCCGGATCTAAATGGTTTATAGGCAGAAAAGAGCTAAAGCGATTAATGGCCTCTACATATGTTACTTGGATGAAAGTCTGCAAACACCACAAAATACCCCCTACAGACTGGAAGCTTAACGGCCAATACAATTATATAGAGTTTATAGGAGGCATCGCCAAAGGCAGTCGTATAGACTTACTAGATGTAAAGGAGATACCAAGCGATCCAATGTTTGAGCGGTTCGGGTCCCTAGAATACACTGGTGGGTGGATAGAGGAGGCGGGGGAGTCAGCCTTTTTAGCTTTTGACGTACTTAAAACTAGAATAGGCAGACACTTAAATAAAGAGTACAACCTACCCCCTAAAATGTTGCTAACCTGCAATCCTACGCAAAACTGGTTATTTAGAATCTTTTACAAGCCCCATAGGGACAGGACACTAAGTAGTGAATACGCTTTTGTTAAGTCTTTAGTAGGTGACAACCCATATCAACCGGAAACTTATGTACAGCAACTAGCGAGTATTAGCGACCCTATTATGCGGGCAAGGTTAAAAGAGGGGGCCTGGGAGTATGATTTGGATGCTTTAGCTCTAGTGAATTATGAGGCTATACTGGATTTATTCATTAACCCAGTAGAAGAAAGCTTAACCAACTATCTTATTGGAGATATCGCTAGATACGGTAGCGATAAAGTAGTTCTAGGCGCTTGGAAAGGCTTAAACCTGTACAAGTTGAAGGAGACAGGACAACAATCGTTAGTATCTACAGAGAACGAAATACAAGGCCTTCTTATTAGCGAACGCATACCTTATAAAAGGGCCTTATTTGATGAAGACGGCGTAGGCGGTGGAGTAGTAGATCACTTAGACGGCGTACAGGGGTTTATGGGCAACAGGTCAGCAATACTTAGACCTGATGACGAAGTAGAAGAGTTATACCTCAATGTACCCAAAGCGTACCTAAAGAAGCAGAACTATGCTAACCTTCGTACACAATGCCACTTTATGTTAGCTAGCAAGATAAATACCCACGAGATGGCCATAACTGCAACCTTAACGGATGTACAGAAGGAGATGATAATAGAGGAGCTTAGGCAAATAAGAAGGGTAGATACCGGAGCAGACGAACCGCTTAGGATAGTACCAAAGGACGAAGTAAAGGAGGCTATAGGAAGATCTCCGGACTACTCAGATATGCTAATGATGAGGATGTATTTTGAAGTGGCGAAGATAGCCCCCAATAAGAACGTATACCACCCCCCAAATATAGAAAAGATAAGGCAGGGTGGTGCTATATCTGAGTTCGGCGGTGTAGGCTTTGACTTGTAAGTAAAAAGGAACTAAAATTTTTGTATATGTCAGAAACAGAAAATATGTTAACCACCGATCCCAATATGGAAGTAATACAAATGGAGAAGGAGTCAGCATATACTTTTAGAAAAAGAAGACACCCAGCTTGGACGGACAACTATACCCTATACAGAGGTATTGTTATACCTAACAGGCTCACACAACGCCAGAGCGTACACGTCCCCCTTATGAAGTATGCCGTAGGTTCCATAATGAAGGAAGTAGACACACCCCCAGAGATGTACTTTAAGAATTTAGATAATAACGAACAAAAGGAAGTCTACTATAACGCTTATTGGCACGAGATGGCCTTGCGCAACAAGTTAAAGATTAAGGATACAGTAGACAAGAAACAAGCCCTTTTATATGGACGAACTTTCAAGAAGCTTAATATAGAAGACGGTGAATTTACTTTTGAGGTTATAGACCCCCAGGATATGTTAGTACATCGCTTTGTAGACCCCTCTAACTTAGACACTGCCAAAGTAGTAATACAGACTAATATATACAGAACTTTATCCAGTTTATTAGAAAATGACGACTACAGCTCGGAAGGTAAAAAGAAGCTCAAGACTTATTTTGAGTCTTCTATAGGAATATTAGAGCAAGATGACACCTTAAACAAAATAGAAGAAAAGAACCAAAGGCTATTAGACTTAGGCGTAGAGGATGCCTTAGATCCACAGTTAGGAGAGACTTATATTGAATTAAACGAGGTCTACTCTTTAGAATTTAGTGCAGACGAAGACGAAGATATATATTTTGTATACACAGTAGCAACAGCCGGAGGAGCAATAGTAGAGCTACAAAAACAGAAACTTTATGAGGTAATAGGGCCAACAGAGGACAACTTCTGGTACAATCACTTGCCTTACAACTCTTGGGGAACAGATCCAGATAGAACGGACTTTTGGAACGATGGCCCAGCAGACGTAATAAGAGGAACTAACCAGATATTAAATAGCTGGGTATCCCAATTATTGGAGAATAGAACTTTGAGGAATTACAATATGCACTACTACGACAGTACTAACGAGCAGTTTGTACCCCAGACTTTTACTCCTGAACCCTGGGGATGGTATCCAATGCCTGGTAAACCTTCGGATGTGATGACCACCGTACAGGTAGCAGACTTATCGGAATCGCTGGACGAGATAGAGTTCTTTATCGGTATGGCGGAGAAGGCAGTAGCCACTACTTCAGCACAGTCGGGGTCTGTAGAAAACAAAGCAGTAACGCTTGGAGAGGTACAAATATCTTTAGCAAACGCACAGGAAAGGATAAAAAGTATAGCTTTATATTATACGGAAGCTTGGAGAGATTTTGGAATTAAATATATAAAGATGTTAGAAGCTAATAGTGGCGATCTAAAGCCTGTTACTGTTACTAGAGAAGGTAGACTGGGTAAGAAGATGTACACAAAAGAGATCACTCCTAAGATGTGGTTATCTAAAGCGGGCTACCACGTAGAAGTCTTATTGGCAGATGAAAAACAAGAGTCGGACTTGAACAACTTACAGAAGTTGAAAATAGCTTTAGACTCTATGCCTACTAATGTCCCATTAAAGAAGGAGTATGATACAAGTTTATTGAAATTCGCAGGGTTAGGTATGGAGAAAATCTCTCAGATTATGCAGTTTCAGGATCAGAATCCCATGATGTTGGGAGCAGGAGATCCCAATGTAGGAGGGGAACAAGCCCCCGCAGAGTCAGCATTGCCAGAAGTACCAATTTCAGTAGGTAATCAACCTCAATAATATGGAAAGCAACGCACTAGATAGATTATTAAAAGCTCAGGGGCTAAATTATGAAGATTTAAACCCAGAGGAGAAGTTGACTTATAATAAGAGTAGTTTTAATTTGCAGAAATTGACTGTATCTGATGTAAAAAACTATGTATCAGATATGAAGAACTCCATAGCTTTACAGCTAACGGACACCCCAGAGGAATCGGTAGCAGTAAGGCACATTCTGTCTGCCAGACTTAAAAATTACATTTTATTAGAGGCATTTTTAGTAAGGCCAGAAAAGGCAGAGGAAGCCCTAAATAGACAGTTAGAAATGAGCAAGGGAGCTTGACACTTTCTATTATTAGTAACTATAATAAAGTAATTATGATGAACAAAACCGCTCAAATAGAGTTCGACAGAATCACAGCAATAGAACCCAGTGAACTTTCCAAATACGAAATAGCTTTTTTAAAAGCTAGAAACTTCTATTTAAGACCAGAACAGAGACAGGTATTTAAAGGAGTTTTAGAAGGAATCAGAGAAGCAACTCCAGAAGAGAAGTTAGCCTTTGATAGAGCCAATAATACTGCTATGGCTAAAAGAGCCAAAGAAGAAGCAGAGCAGGCTAAAGAAGTACAGAATAGAAAATAACCACTAACCCTCACTAGAGGACTGTTGAAAGTTAAATATGGATAATAGAAAGAAAGATACAAATATAGAAGATAAAAACCTCCAAGATATACTTAATGATGATTCGATAATCCCCGAAGATGTAGACCCAGCAGATAGGAAGGATTTGGATGTAGAAGAAGAAACCCCAGAATTAAACGATATTGAAGAAAAAGAGGAAGAGGAAGTAGAGATAGAGGAAGAAGAACCCAAGAAAAAGCTCAAAAAAGAAGAAAAAGAAGAAACAGACTACAAAAGAAAGTACTCGGATTCCAGCAGAGAGGCCTCTGCACTATATTTTAAAAACAAGACAATGACGGACACTATAGAGTCCGCTTCTGCTTTACCAGATCCAACGGAGGCTGAATTGGTGGTTTATGCAAGGGAACAGGGGGCAGTTTTTGAAGATTTAGACGACTTTTCGCAGAACATTTTAAAGAAAACCCTTATAAATGAGCGTAAGTTTGGGATGATTCACGAGGCTACTATCGCTAATAAAGAGGTAGATAACTGGTCTAGGAAGGTAGATGAGTTCACCAACTCCGCAGAAATACTAGCAAAATACCCAAGTATTGGAGAAAATGACGTAGATTTTAAGAAATATGCTATGAAAGAGGCTAGAAGAGGTACAGATTTAAATGATTTAGTTGCTTCTTTCCTTTTTAACATGCAAGGGGATAATGCAACACCAAAAAAACCTGCTAAAAAGGGATCTTTACTACTTAGTAGAGGTGGGGGAGAGGGTACTCCAAAACCATCAAAACTTACAGCAGAGGATGTCCGCATTATTAGAAACAAAGACCCAAAAAGATATAAACAGCTTATCAAAGACGGTAAAGTTGGTATGGATGTTTTAGATCTTGAATAACGCTTGACAATCCCCAACTAAAGACCCTAATATATAATCATATAAAGCTAACCCTGACATAATCGGGACTGCGACTTAAATATTAATTTAATTTGCGAAAGGAAACGATTATGTCTACATATCCAACAAAGCTTGTTGAAGCATTTGCAAGCCAAGCTTTAAAAAGATTTTACATGCGCTCCGTAGCTGAGGCTATTACAAACTCAGAATATGAGGGAGAAGTAAGAAATAAAAGTTCAATACTAAATGTACTTACATTTGGTGCAATTTCATCTCACAATTACACAGGTGCTGATATGAGTGTTGATTCTCTAACAGAGAGCAACTCACAATTAGTTACCGACCAGGCCAAGTATTTCTATTTCAAGATCAAAGATTACGATACTTTCAGATCTTATATTAAGAGTCCTGATGGTACTATTCTCGATCAAGTAGCTAATGAGTTAAAGAAAATAATAGATACATACGTACTTACCTTCTACTCCGATGTTGCTTCTGGAAATAGAGACGGTACTTCCTACACGACTGGTACAGTTACTGTAACTACAGGAACAGGTGCTGTTGTAGGTTCTGGAACTACTTTTACCTCCGGTATGGTAGGAAAAGGATTCAAAGCTTTAGGACATACCAACTGGTATAGAGTAAAGACTTTCACTGATACTACCCACATTGTTATAGAGGATGATAGTGACGATGAAACATCAGCGTACACTGGTGGAGCTATTGCAGGTGGAGCTACTTATGAAGTACAAGCTAATACTGCTTTAACAGTTACTAAAGATACTGTATTTGCAAGATTCAATGCTTTAGGAATGGTACTTACCAATGCTGAAATCCCTATGGAAGACAGATGGGCAGTAATTCCTGCTAGAATTGCAAACTTAGTAAGACAGTCCCCTGAGTATATCTCAGCAGGTACTGAGTCCGGTAGAGAGAGTGTAATGAATGGAATCTTATCTAAAAGATTTGCAGGATTTGATGTTTATGAGGTATCCGATGATAGAATAGCCGGTGACAACACTAATGGTTATCACGTTTTAGGAGGTCATAAATCAGCAATCACATTCGCTATGGGATTAACTGAGAATGGAATTGAAGACTTAATTGGAAACTTTGGTAAAGCATACAAGTCCTTACATGTATACGGAGCTAAAGTTGCTGATGTAAGAAGGAAAGCCTTAGTAGAAGGATTCTGGAAAGTCTAAAGAGAGCGACTGGATAGTCCCTACCCTTCGGGGTAGGGACATTTTTAATTTAAATTTATTATTATGGGAGCCTTTAAACTAAAAGAAGATTTACCTCAAGCTACACAAGTAGAAATAGACAGAGTACAAGCTAAAAGTGCTGGACTAAGAGATCAGTCAGAAACAGACTTTTTAACTGCTTTATACGACTATCTTTATAACGAGGTCATTTTAAGAGACTCCTTAGACAGAATAGTAATAGGTTCCGGTGTTACTGTGCCTATTGGCGTAGCAGGTTTTAAAAAAGGTGCACAGTTTATAGATAAAATAGCTTCTGATGACGGTGTATATCTTAATGCTGGAAATGAGGCAGTTGCAAGATGGATAAAAGTTTCTGTTGCTTCTGTTGCGTTATCGGCAAGTCCTTCACTATCACCTAGTATTTCCCCAAGTTTATCACCTAGTATTTCCTCAAGCGCTTCACCAAGTTTATCTCCTAGTATAAGTCCTAGCGCCTCACCAAGCACTTCACCAAGTGTTTCCTTGTCACCTAGTATTTCACCGAGTTTAAGTTCTAGTGCTTCCCCAAGTTTGTCACCAAGTTTGTCACCAAGTTTGTCACCAAGTTTGTCTCCAAGTTTGAGTCCTAGCTTATCGCCTAGTATAAGTCCTAGTACATCTCCTAGCGTTTCTTTATCGCCTAGTATAAGTCCTAGTACATCTCCTAGCGTTTCCTTAAGTCCAAGTATCTCACCTAGCGTTTCGCCTAGTGTTTCAGTATCACCAAGCTTATCTCCTAGTATAAGTCCTAGCTTATCTCCTAGCTTGTCACCTAGTTTAAGCCCAAGCGCTTCTCCTAGTGTAAGCCCAAGTGTATCCTTGAGTGCTTAGGTAAGATATTCCCCTACTAGATAAAATAGTGTATGATAGGTTTTAATGATTAAACTATCTGTAGTAATACCTAGTTACAAGGATCCGCTTTTACACAAAACCATTGATTCGTTACTAGAAAACTCAGTATTAGGAGATCAGTTAGAAATTATAGCTGTTTTAGACAACTACTGGCCAATCACCCCAATAAAAGAAGATGACAGAATAAAAATAATCCATTTAGGAAAGAATAGAGGTATGCGTGGTGCAATAAATGCAGGTATATCTATCGCTAATGGAGAGTACTTTATGAGACTAGACGAACATTGCGATTTTGGTAAAGGTTATGATGGTATTTTAACCGGAGCTTGTAAACCCAACGAGATAATGACTGCTACTAGGTACTTTTTAGACCCTGTGAAGTGGGAAGTTATGGATTTACCTCCTGTTTACCACGAAAAATTAGTTATTCAGGATGTAAGTGAGGGGGTTAGGAAGTTTTCTGGAGTTAGGTGGAAAAGCAGGGACGAAGAGCAAAAAGATGTTCCTATATCAGAAACCCTTGCTATGCAAGGGTCTATGTGGATAGCCAATCGTGAATTTTTCTTAAAGACTGTAGGAGAACTGCAAACAGAGGGTTATGGCCCTACTTATCAGGACTCTGTAGAGGCTTGTATGAAATATTGGCAAGCTGGCGGAAGACTTATGCTAAATAAGAACACCTGGTTTGCTCATAAACATAGAGATTTTCCTAGAACTCACCAGGAAGGAAGCCCAGAGAACCCTTCTAATAGGGAGGCTAGTTGGAAACACTCTTTGGGAGTGTGGGAAGAGTATTACGATAATGTTATTCGTAAAAAGTGGAATATATAAAAGATGAAACCTTTTGAGACCTATCAATATTTGCCAGATACTATTATGACTGATAGAGATAAATTAGAAGTAGACAGCAAATTTTGGAATAAGGGAAAATGGGACAACTTTATATTACCTTTTTTGCCTAAAGATTGTAGGGATTTTACCTTTGTAGATATTGGTTGTAATGCTGGGTTATTCTTGCACTTGGCTAAGAAAAAAGGGTTTGGTAAAGTATTGGGGGTAGACTCCAATGAAGAGGCTGTAAAGAGAGGTTGGGACTGGAAAAAAAAGAATGGTGAAAATTACACTATATTATTAGGTGATATGGGTGATGATATTTTAGATACTTTACCTATCTCAGATTATGTAGTTTTAGCCAACGTCCACTACTATTTCACGATAGACAAGTGGGTATCTTTTTTAGACAAACTACAAAGCAAAACAAGAAACTGCATCATAGTAACTGCTGAAAAAAGAAAGGGTAATCGTTGCTGGGCGCAGTCCGATGTTGGTAGCGTTAGGAACTACTTTAAAAGGTGGGAGGAAATGGGGTTTATTGATGAATTACCCTATGATGGAGATGTTCATCACAGGAAACTTTGGGGGCTACACTTTAAGAGTAATATAATAAAAAGGGTTCCTATAGCAGAGTTAGATTCTGGAAACCACGTTCAGGACAAGTTTTACGAAGAGATAGATAATGGAGTAAACTTAGCAGATACTAGATATTATAGGATTTTGAAGAAATATAGGAAAAAATGGAGTGCAGAAAGATTAGATAGTTGGATTATAGATAAAGCAAATATGTATTTAGATATAAAGGAAAATGGGCTAAAGTACCCTATTTTGGTAAATAAAGAGGGCCTTATTTTAGATGGAAACCACAGGTGTCAGATACTTAAATACTTAGGAGAGAAAACAATTTTTATAAGAGAAGTATGAAAGGGGCAATAATATACATATCCAGTAATAGAGAAAAACCAGAATTTGAAAATAAGATAATTGAGGATATGCTAAGTAAAAGAGGGGACTTGCCAGTATACAGCGTTACCCAAAAGCCAATGTTTCAGGGAGTAGATAACTGCTTTAATGAGGCTATAGAGGATGTAGGAACTTCGGGGTTTAATTTTTGCAGACAGCTACAGATGGCTACAGAGATGGCTAAAGTGGATTATGTAATATCCTGTGAAGCAGACTGTTTGTACTCCCCAGACTATTTTAAATTTGTACCCCCCAGACTAAACGAAGTATTTAGAAATACTAATAACTATGTACTGCCTTACGGTAAAGCTTATTGGTTAACAAAAGATAGCCAGACAGCTTTCCAAATAGCCGGTAGAGATGCTTTACTGAGCAGACTAGACTTTCTATTAAAAGATCAGCCAGAGTGGGATACAGATATGAAGAATTTTCCCAAAGAATTAGGATTGCCCTTTCTGGAGAGTTGGGATACTTTTAAGACAGAGTTTGCTTGTTTTGGAATAAAGACAGGAGATGGAATGAGGAACCAAACCCACGCCGGAAAAGAACCTGTTTATGATCTTCCTTATTGGGGTTCGGCTTTTAAAATTAGAAAAAAATACCTATGAACTTACTAGACGGAATAAAACTAAAAGGTGCTGGGGTTGAAATACCAGATGTAGGTAGGAGACAACTTCCTAGATTCTTTAAAGATATGGGGTACAAGAAAGGCGTAGAAATAGGGGTACAAAGAGCTTACTTTACCAGAAGATTTGCTAGAGAAGGTTTAGAAATTATAGGTGTAGATCCATGGAGAGCTTATTCAGACTACAACGCTTTTCCAGGATACCAACATCACCAAGATAGAATATACGAAAATGCTATAGAAAATTTAAAAGATTTCCCTAACGCCAGTCTAATAAGGAAGACCTCTATGGAGGCCGTAGAGGATTTTGAAGACGATAGTTTAGACTTTGTGTACATAGATGGTCATCATGGGTTCAAATATGTTACAGAAGATATATTTGAGTGGTCTAAGAAGGTAAGAAAAGGTGGAATAATATCCGGCCATGACTATGCCTATTCCAGAGTAAAGAAGAATGAAAATCAACCATACATACTGCAGGTAAAATTTGTTGTAGATGCTTATACTAAGGCTTTCAAAATAAACAACTGGTGGGTTTTAGGTAGAAAACACAAAGAACGAGAAGGAGAACGTAGAGATCAGTACAGATCTTGGATGTGGATAAAAGAATGAAATCATCAGTAATCTATTATACAGATAATAGATTAGAAGATCCCCTGTATTCTTTTGTTCAAGACCGTATAGCCGATTCAGGACTTCCCATATTTAGCGCTTCGCTGGAGCCGATAGATTTTGGATTTAATGAAGTAATAGAGGGTAAAAGGTGTTATACGACTATGCTAAAACAAATAATCTCTTGTTTATCTAGGAGTCCTACAGACTATGTTTTTTTCTGCGAACACGATGTTTTATATCACCTAAGTCATTTTGAATTTACTCCTCCAAAAGACGATGTATTTTACTATAATGAAAATGTTTGGAGATGGGCTATCGGTGCAGATACAGTAATTAGACATCATAGGATGATCCCACTATCTACTTTATGTGCAAACAGACTGTTTGCCCTAGATCACTATAAGAAGAGGCTAGAAAAGATAGAAAGTAAGGGGTTAGAGGATGTTGCAGGCAGAGAACCATCTTGGGTTAGAAAGATGGGGTACGAACCAGGAACTAAGAAAAAAAGGAGAGGGGGGTTTTCGGACGATAACTTCGGGACATGGCACTCTAAATGTTCTAATATAGATGTAAGACATAAAGGTACATTCTCTAATTCCAAAACAAAATTAGAGGATTTTAAGCACAAACCTAAGTGGTGGTTAGAGGTACCTGTAGATAGAGTAAAAAGTTTTAATTTGAAAGGACTAGAATGGCAGTGCTGAGCATACTTATACCAAGTAGAAACGAATTATTTTTAAAGAATACCGTAGAAGACATTTTAAAAAATATAAGGGGTGACACTGAGATAATTGTAAACCTAGATGGTGCTTGGTCTGATCCCCCACTGGAAGACCACGAGAGGCTTCACATAATTCATTCCTCCAAAGCCATAGGACAAAGAGCAGGACAAAACCAGTGCGCCAGACTAAGTAAAGCTAAATACGTTATGAAAGTAGATGCTCACTGCGCTTTTGCTGAGGGATTTGATGTAGATATGTTAAACGCCTTTAAAGAAACCGGAGATAACGTAACTATGACTATGAATATGAAAAATTTGTGGGTATTTGACTGGAAGTGTAATACCTGTGGAAAAAGATGGTATCAAGGGCCAGTACCAGAGAGGTGTGAGAATCTTAAATGTGACGGAAGGGACTTTGTAAGAAAAATAAAGTGGCAAGCTAAAGCAAGTCCAAATAGTACTTCTTTTAGAGTAAATAGGGAATTAGAGTTTAAATACTTCGGAGAATATAAGAAAAAACAGACAGAAGACTTAGCTGAAACTATGTCTTTACAAGGATCTTGTTTTATGGCTACTAGAGAGAATTATTGGGAAAAAGAGCTTTGCGATGAGAGTTGGGGAAGTTGGGGAGGTCAGGGAGCAGAAGTAGCACTAAAAACTTGGTTAAGTGGGGGCAGAGTTATTTGTAACAGAAGGACTTGGTACGCTCATTTATTTAGAACACAGCCAGGATTTAGCCACCCTTATCCTAATCCAGGTAAAGACCA